AATAAGGGATCGTTTTTATGCTAAATAAGTATAAAAATAAGGATTGAAATATGAAATTAGAAAAAGAGTTTTTATCAAGTTTAAATGAATCGTTGTTGACTGAATCAGGATTGTCAAGGGTTTGGAAACAAACACAAGAACACGATTTTGGTACAATTACTGCTTTTCGTAGTGCTAAAGATTGTAACAAGGGTGAACCATATTCAAAAGCGGATAATATGAAACGTAATAAATCACTTGTAGCAAAATTACAAGCGTTGCGATATGGAATCACTAAAATCAAGGGTTCTTATATTGAGAATTATGGTTCTAAAAATGAAAAAGAAGTGGGTGAAAATTCATTCATTGTTATTGATATTCAGGACAAGGGTACACTTAAAAAGGACTTATTGAAATTGGGTGAAGAATTTGAACAAGATTCTATCATTTTCGGTAATGCTGGTAAATCGGGTGTATTGATCGGTACTAATAAATGTCCTGATGGTTATCCTGGATATGGTAAAAAGTTACCTCAAGGTGGGGCAATTTTTGGTGAAAAGGGTGAATTTATGAGTCGTGTCAAGGGTAGACCATTTATATTTGCTGATAAAAATATCAAAGAATCTATTGAAACTTATGGTCTAAAGAAATACCCTACTGAATTAAGGGGTACGGTTGCCATATCTAAATTACATTGGTCAGAAATCGAACTTTAATAATAAGGATTTATAATGGAAAATTTGATCGGAAAGGATCAACACTCAGTAAGAATTACATTGAGTGAAAAGGATAACAAATTCATCTTTAATACAAAAAATGAAAAAGATGAATTTGTTAAGAGTGAGAATAAGTTTTGTTTGAATGAATATAAGACTTATTCTTGTGCGTTTGATAAACTTGAACGTAAACTTCTCAAGGTTGAACTTGAGAAAAAGCGAATGGCACATGCCGTTCATTTGGGATTCCATCAAGTTGCTAAAACTGGTGTATGGAATCGTTCTTCTAAAATAGATGCTATTCTAGCATAGAAAGTGAGTAAATTATGAGTGAAGTAAATGAGTTTCAACTAGGTATTCGTTTCCCTAACAAATTTGATGAAAAGTATAAATTAGGATATATTTTTCTATCGGGTGATGTTGAACGGGAAGATTACATCCGTAAAGAATATGATTATTGTAAGAATGAAGAAAAGTCTTATCTTACTGCGTTGTATTCTAATCAGCGTATTTCTGCGGTTCAAAATCTGTATAATAAACGGATTGAATTTGCCAAGAAAAATGGTTTCAAAATTACAATGGATAAATCATAATGCGGAATATTATGATTGATTTAGAAACCGTTGGAATGGAGCCAGATTCGGCAATTGCTCAAATTGGTATGGTAATGTTTGAAGATGATTTTAATATCATTGGTCAATATTGTATCAATTTGGATATTGACCAACAATTTGATAAGGGTTCTACTTTTGAAGATGATACCGTTGTCTGGTGGTTAGGTCAAAAAGCAGATAATCCTGAATTGTATCATTCTGTTTTTGATAATCCTATTGATTCTAATCTTGTCTATGAAAATTTGACCGATTGGTTAAATGAATACAAACTTAGAAATAATGAGGGTTTTCGATTATGGGCAAATCATCTTTTGTTTGATGTACCGATTTCAAACAGGTTCTTGGGTTATTATGGTGATAATTGGAAAAATTATGTCAAATATAACAAGTTTGAAGATTTTGCTACTCTAAGAGAGACAGCGAAGCGATTTGACAGCACATTTAAGCAGATTGAGGATAATATCCAGATAGAAGCAGGAAGTTCTCACAATGCTCTGTATGACGCTATTTGGCAGACTAAATCCCTTGAAGTGTGTTATGATTTGATGGGAATTAAATTGTAATATACCCATTTTGGGGTATGTACAACCATACCCCAAAATGGTACAATGATTGTATATTGTGAATAAGAGGTATTAAAATAATGACAAGAGTTACAAATACAAACCAAATTGCTTACGGTAAAGAACCTACTATACCTAATCAAGCATTTATTGATTCTAAAACATATAACCTATTTTTACATAGTTCTTTCAATTGGTACAACAATATGAAAAAGGATATTGATAAAAAGAAGTGGGTTGTTAAATGGGGTGTTGAATATGGTTTCAATGCTGATGATATTAAAGCAATTCCTGAACATTACTTATCTACATTAGGATCGATGGTTAGATTAGATGATCGTGGATTCAAATTCAATAAAGTTCACGAAGATAAAATCCTTGATACCTTATCGGATTTAGTATTCCGTTTCAACAATGTTATCCCTGATAAACCTAAAATGAAACGTATTGTAGTTGACAAAATTGGTCTAGTTATGACAGTTTTTGATAATGCTATTGATAATGTCTTGGATGGTAAATCTTACGAAACCTTGACAATTGATCAACCATTATCAGCACCAAATGTCAATGAACTAAAATCTTACTATAAGAGACAATTAGTAGATTTGACTCCAGAATCAAAGGTATATGATATTCACCTTGAAATCTTGGAATTATTGAATGATAAAGTTAAGAAACCAGCACCAAAGAAACCTAGAATCAAAAAACCTGTTACTGCGAAAAAGCAAGTATCTAAATTGAATTATATGCTCAAGGATAACAATTTTGGTTTAAAATCAATCAATCCCGAAAAGATTGTGGGTGCTTCTAAATTGATTATGTTCAATGTCAATAACAGAAAATTGACTGTATTCTATGCCAAGGATGGTGGATTTGGGGTATCAGGATCAACCTTACAGAACTTTACAGATCAATCAGGTTGTAAGACTATTAGAAAACCAGAGGATAAATTGCCTGAATTTGTCAATGCTCCTAAAGTTAGAACTGATAAGATTTTCAGTTTAGTTAATTCTGTTAAAGGCAAGGTAACGGGTCGTATTAACAAGCACAACATTTTATTAAAGGTATTCAAATAAAGTTAAATCCAATATCTTTAAAAGTCTTACCTAATGGTGATTCTTTTAAAGATTTAAGATATTTTGAACGTGATAATGATCTATAACATATTACTTTATTTGAGAAAACACACCATTTTCTGATAGAATAATCAGTGATTGATTGATTATATGTAGCATCAACGGATGATTTGAATTTACCCCAAGGTGTTATATAATATCCTTTAAAGTTTTTATTAGTAAATGATTTTCGAGATTTTGACATTTTCATTTTAACTTCAAATGAATGATGTCTACCTTTTTGAGATTTTGACATTTTTTCAATAGTTAATTTACTTGCTTTTTTGCCAATACGAGATTTGCGTATTTGATTTTTATGAGATTGTGTTAGTTCTTTACCACCCAAACCACCCATACTAATATTATAGGTATTTGTTTGTTTTATGAATGAATTATTAACAATTTGAGATTCTTTCAAATAAGCATCTTCTGAGTTATCATACTCAAATAGAATTGATTTAGTGAATGATTCTTTGCCGTATTTTAATATTGCTTTTTTGATTAAATTGCCCGATCCAAGATAGGAATCGTTTGAATTAGTAGTTTTATGAACACCAATATAGATTTTATTATTGATAGTGTTAGTTGTCTTATAGACAGTATAAATAGGTGTAGTCATTAGTAATCCCTCATAGATTATTTTTGATTAGAAACCTGTTTTAAGTGGTGAAAACACTTGACAGGTTTTGTTGTTTGTGTTATAATATTATTTATAACAATTAAATTATTAGGAATTTATTATGCTTTTGGTCGATTTATCCAGTGTTGTAATCAATGCTGTTCAAGGTGCGGTAGTTAAAGAACCATTGTCGGAATCTATGGTACGTCATTGTGCTTTATCACAATTGCTTTATTATAAGAAAAAGTATTCCAAATATGGTAGACCTATTCTATGTGTTGATTCCCGTCATTATTGGCGAAAGGATCAATTTGAATTCTATAAACAGAATCGTAAAAAAGCACGAAAGAAATCTAAAATGGATTGGGATTTATTCTTTGAATACTTTGCTAAGGTTAAGCAAGAGTTACAAGATTATGTACCCTTTTACTATGTTGATGTGGATAAATGTGAAGCAGATGATATTATTGCTATATTAGCAATGAAATCTGGTGAACCTGTAATGATTGTCAGTGCTGATAAAGATATGGCACAATTACAAACCAAAGGCAAGAACATTAAACAATATTCACCAATGACTAAAAAGTTAATCACTATCAAATCATTAGATTATAATATCATTGAGCATATTATCCGTGGTGATAGTTCAGACGGTATTCCAAATATCAAATCTGATAACGATGTATTTATGTGTGATGATAAGAGACAGAAATCAATTACAGCAGTATTGATTAACGATGCGTTAAGATTAGAACGGACTGAACTAATTTGTGAAAATAAATTAGAGTTGGAAAAGTACAAACGTAATCAGATTTTGATTGATGTTAATCACATTCCAGATAATTACAAACAAGATATTAGGGATGAATGGTTAAGGGTTCAATCTGATGGATTCAAGGATAAATTGAAAACCTATTTTGTTAAATTCAGAATGAAATTAATGTTCAATAAAATTTCTGAGTTTAGATAAGGTGATAAATACATTCATAATATGCTTATAAAGGAAACAAATATTATGAAAATTCTTACTTTAGATTTCTTGGACTGTATCTATAACAAAACTGGTACGTGTCGAACACCTACTGAACAAATGATTAAAGATCCTGTATTTGCTGGATATGTTCAATTAACGTATTCAGATCAAGTACCAAAATATAAAATTATACCTGTACATAAACGTGATCCAAATACCCCATTAGGATTAGATTTCTCAAATTTACAAATGGCGTTTAGGAAATTCTATAAGTCAGCGTATGAGATTAATGACAATAAAACATCAAGGAAATTATTAACTCAAGTTGCTGAATCCTTGTCCAAAGTTGAAGTCAAGTTTTTACGTGAAGTATTAAAGGGTAAAATTGGTTTCTATACTAAACAACAATATTTAAAGGATGTAGCAGATGCCAACTTATGATTATCAGTGTTTAGATTGTGATTATTGTTTTGAAAAAATATCACCTATGGCAGAACACGCTAATCCAAAATGTTGTCCCAAATGTGGAGCATATAACAGTAAACAAATTATTACAAGAGGCAATAGTTTTCTTGACCCGTATAGAATGGGTAGAGTAAAACCGTCAGATAGTTTCAGGGACACTCTGAGGGATATTAAAAATGAACACCCTGGATCAACAATTAATGTAGACTAAAAAGGAAATGATTATGAACAAACGTGACACAATTCAATTAGAAAGATATGAACTTGAATTACAAGTAAATGAATATGAAATTGAGAAAGCAGAAAAACACTTATTTGATATTTCTCAAGATGCCCCAAATCCCGATCAACGGGAAGCAGTTAATTCTGAAATTTTCTATGCTGAAAAAGACTTGCAATTTATGAAATTGGAGCGACAAGATACCAAATTGTCTATTCACGAACTAAATCGGGAATATGATTCTTACTAGGGTTTACCCTTACCCATAATTGGATATAGACAGATTGTGTTATTTATGAGATAATACAGTCTGAATTTAGAGATAAACTTCCAAAAGGGAATATATGATGAAAAAGTTACAACCTGTTACCGATGCTTGGGTAAAAAAGCACTATGATTTAGATACTGAACGAAAAACAGTAAAATCATTACAATATGGTGATGAATTAACAGAAGAATTATCTAATAAAATGACTACTGATTTATCTACTGATGAATTTTTGTCAATGGTAAAAACAATTGTTGAAGATTTTGATATTGTTCAATTAGATTCATCTTTTTCATCTGGTTTCACATTTGAATTGATGCGATACAATGAAGTTCTTGAAGAAGATTATCAAGTTATTACACGTTTAAAAGAAGTTGAACGTAAAAAGCGTAGGTTAGTTTTAGCAGAAGAAAAAGAACGTGCTGAATATGAGCGATTAAAATCCAAATTTGAACCTGATACAATTTATTTGAAAGAATTGGCAGAACTTGAATGTTCACAATGCCGTATGGGTAAAAATTATACAGGGTTTTGTACAATGGAACACCCTAAAGGTGAATGTCCATCATTTGTAGGAAAAGATAATGACAGTTAAAAGTTACGAAAAATACGATAATAAATCCCCCTATCCAAAACTGGTTAAACAGGAATACCCTGAACCAAAACGGAAAGATTTCAATAGTTATACCGATCATGGCATAGCAATGGATCAATGGGAAAATGATGTTATTGTTTATACATCTAAGCGGAAAGATTTAATCAAAGAATATCAGAATGAAAGTCAAAAAATGATTGATGTATTCTTTGCCGATTTGATGGATGAAATGGGTTGGAGTAGTTACACAATTAAACAACAAAATTCTATAAAGAGATATGTTTGGGAAAATGGTCATTCTGCTGGATTTCCAGAATGTTATAATGTTGCCTATTCAATTGATGAATTAGTATCGGAATTATTAGATAAGGAATGAAAATGTTCAGTTTTAAAAAGTATGATAAAATTACTAACACCTATGATAACAAACACGTAAAAGGTGTGAAAATGGCGTTGGAAAGTCAAAATATCGAGGATCTTTGGTTAATCACTGAGAAAATTCACGGTGCTAATTTTGCTTGTTATGTTAAAGGCAATGATGATTATATGGATGATTCTATCTATCTATATCAATATGCTTCACGGAATAACTTATTGACTGATAATGAATCAGATGCGTTTTATAATTTCAAGTCTATTAAAGATGAAACTACTGTTAAAATGTGTGAACTTTACAAATCTATATATGATGGTTCTATTAAAGTTGTTGAAGAAATCATTGTCTATGGTGAACTATTTGGCGGTGGATATGAACATTCAGAAGTACCTAAATTGAATCAATCAAGGGTACAAAAGGGTGTACAATATTGTCCTGATTTACATTTTAAGGTTTTTGATATTTACATTCGTTATGATGATAGTTCAAATGAATTTATGAATCCTGCTTATCTGAACAAGATTTGTTATGATGTGGGCGTTGATCGAATTGTACCAAGATTTCATGGTACTTTGGATGAATGTATTGCTTATGAGAATGATTTTGATTCTGGTATTTATTTGGACTATGATTTACCTAGTGTGGGCGTAAATGTGTGTGAGGGTGTTGTTATTAAACCCATAGAACCCTTTTATGATAATCGTGGTAATCGTGCTATTTTCAAGAACAAAAATGACAAGTTTAAGGAAATTGCTGGAGAACGTAAAAACAAGGTTCGGAAAGTTGTAGAATTATCAGATGAAGATCAAGAACAATTTAATTTGATTGATCGTTATGTGACTATGAACAGACTAAATAATCTTGAATCTAAGATTGGCGAACTTGAAGAAGCAAAGCAAATTGGTCAATTTATCAAGGGTATGAGTTTAGATGTCATTGAGGACTTAAAATATGAAATGGATGTTGAATTAGATAAACCTGCAAGGGGATATTTAAGTAAAGCATCTAAAATCCTAATTATGGAGAAATTATATGGGTGATGAACCAAATATTGAAACAATTTTGAATGATATTAAGTATTATGTCACTAGAAAAGTGGACAATTTTCAAAGTTCAATTTGTGACTTGAACAAAGATGCTGATAAATTCCAAATTGTTAAAGAGTGGTTAAATGCTAATTTAGAGGACGTATCAGAGAGTATTGACTACTTAAAGAACGATGGACTTACTATCAATGCTGTTGAATTTGAGGGTTATAAACGCTGTTTAGTTGAATTGCGTACACTTATCGAAGAACTTGAATAATATACCCCATTGTGGGTATATACAACGGGTGTTATTTATGAGATAATACCTATGTTGTTTAAGAGAAACTTTCAAAAGGAAATAAAATGAGTAATCAAGATATTTTAACCGAAGCAGTAAAAACTTTCAAAAAATCTGCTCAAACTACCGAAGATTATATTGCTTTTATGGGTGTTACTAAAATTGTAATGGGTCAAGGTTCTGGTCTATTGTGGAGTGAGGCTTATTATGTTATTGAAGAAGGTATAAAAGAACCCGAACCAGAACCAGAATTATCACAATGGGAATCAGATTGGTTTAATGTTTATCCTACCTATGATGCTTATATGTTAGCGGTTGATCAACAACTTGAAATGTATGTTGGTTTTGGTCATGAACACTTATCTGATTTTATGTGGATGGATGCTTATGAAGAAAAAGTATTGCCTAATGATGTAGCGAAAGAATATATCAAATCACAAAATCCTATGTACTAAAATGAGTCGTACTATTAGGAAACATCAAATGTCATTTGACCAATATTACAAAGATTGGTTAAGTGAAGCAAATCCCGAACAATGGAAAAAAGACCATATCAAACGTGAACGATTTAAGTACAATACTGATTCTGATGTTAAATATGAATTTGGTGTACCTAAATGGTTTAGGCGTATGGTCAATCATTCAAGACGTTCAAGGGATCGTATGGAACTTTGGAAAGAATTGAAATTATTAGAATATGATTATAAAGGCAATTATTCAAAATATAATTGTAAAGATGCTAACAATTGGGGATATTGGTAAATGTTAAATAATGTTGTTAATCGGTTGTACAAATTATCAGAAGCATTTGGTATTGTAGGCAATCAAAAAGTTAAAGAAGAACTTGAATTGTGTTGTGATATTATTGATGATGAAATTCAAAGATATGAACATGAACTTGAAAAACAAACTCAATCTAAATGGACTACAGAAACACCCACTGAAACGGGTTATTATCTATGGAAAGAATTAGGTTCTAATGTTTATGATATGAGTCGTACCGTTGTCAAAATTAAAGCAAATGGGTTAGAGAAGAAATTGTATATCAGTTTCAATGAATATGATAATGAACTTATCAAGGGTGAAATATTTCATAAACTTGAAATTGTAGCAGAACGTGAATGGTTAAAAGTAGGGGAATTATAATGAGTGGGATAGAAAAATGTTGCGAATTTTCGGGTGATTATGATGCTCACTTAATGTATGGTTATAAACGTAACCGTATTCAAGTTAATCCAGAATACAGAAAATTATTCAAGGGTTTAAGTTTCAAATTTTACAGATTCTTACCAGATTGGGATATGGTCAATTGGAAAGGGAAACCTATGACAGATTATTGTTTATATGTACCCGATTTGAAAGGTCAAGTAAATGGTTTCTATTATAACTGGACTTACAACCAATTGGGTATCGTTAGGCGAAAGTTACAGAAATTAATGGGTGTTTCAGATTTAGATGAAATTCGTATTCCTTTGACTATGAGAGAAAGTTATGATTATTCTCGAAAAGAGGGTTTACAATTAGATGAATTTATGTTAAAATGTGAAACTTATACACACGAACAATGGTTAGAAATTTTAGGGGATAAATAATGTTAGGTCACTTATTGTTAATTAGAGGGTTGCCAGGTTCGGGAAAATCGACAATGGCAAAAGAGTTAATGAAACCATTAAATGCTAAACATTTTGAAGCAGATATGTTTTTTGTTGACATTCACGGCAATTATGAATTCGATCCATCAAAATTAAAAGATGCTCATTTATGGTGTAAAACTGTAACAAAGCAAGCATTAAGAAATGGTCATAATGTGATCGTTAGTAATACCTTTACTCAAAAATGGGAAATGGCAGATTACATTGATATGGATTGTGCTACATTTGCGGTCATTGAGGCAAAGGGTGAATACGAATCGGTACACGGTGTACCAAAAGATAAGATTCAATTAATGAAAAACAGATGGGAAACTATATGACAAAAATGTGTAAATGGTATTTAGGTGGTGCGATTATATGTATACTTTTATTAGCAATTGCTAATGTGAGAGCAGATGTAACAGATTCTATTATGACTATTAATGCTCATAATGTAGAACGTAATAAACTTAATTCAGGTGGATTTCCTAGACAACCCGTTCCGAACCCTTTTATCCCTGATTTAATTTGGGATCAAGGTCTAGCAGAATCAGCAGATACACATAGTCAAAAATGTGTATGGAAACATTCAGGTACGGGTGGTGAAAATCTTTATGCTCATTCAGGTCGTTCAGGCAGTATTAAAAGTGCTGTCGGGTTATGGGTTGCTGAGGAAAAGGATTATCATTATGATACTGTAGGTTCTAAACAAAATGGCGTAGTTGGTCATTATACGCAAGTTATGTGGAGTAGTACAACTAGGGTAGGTTGTGCGAAACATTATTGTAATCCTATAGTGAAAACCGATGGTACAAATTTATTCACGGGTGAAATAATTACTTGTCAGTATCGAAGTTCAGGAAATTGGGTAGGTCGTTATCCTTACAAGATTGATCGATTAACAGGCAATTATGCTCATTATGAATCAGATTCCAGAAATTTCAATGTATCAAATATTAATGTAAATAATAAGTATTATCGTGTAAAATTTGATTATATTGAGGGAACTAATCCGAGCATTTTTGATGTTGTGGCATTTGCTTTAACTGATGGATATAAAGATGAAAATTGGAATCAATTTCTATCATATTATGACACAAATCAATTAATTGTTGAACAGGTCACAGTTGATGATGATCCTAATGCTTGGGATGTAGAATTCAAGCACTTAGGGGATCTTAGGTTTGAATTGAATAAAGCGGTAAAAGTTGAGTAATATACCCACAATGGGGTATATACAAAAGGTGTTATTTATGAGATAATACTTGTGTTGGTTGTGGTTTTAGGGGGAATTATTACCTCCCCCATTTTTAAGGAACTTATATTATGAAAGATGCTACAGATATTCAATTATTGCTATATGGATTTACTATAGGAATTTCAATTTTCTATGTAGGTGTTATTTCTACAATCTTATTGTTTTAAAGGTAAATATATTATGAAAGTTCGAGTAAGTTTTCCCCATACTAAAAACTGTTTTAAAGATGCGGTTACTATCATTGATGCTGTCAATATTGATAATCGTCAAGATATTACTAATATTGCTAAAAAGAAAATTCAAGATGAAACAATGTTTTGTTTTAGTGAATATGATGGGTATCGTTCAGATCCTACAAAAATTGAAAAAGTATAAATAAGGCGTAAAATTAAAACATAAAACGTAAAGATAACATAGGGTTATTACTTATTTAAAGGGGGTTTATTGATTATGGTTATGGTAGTACAGAAAGCAATACAATGGAGCATTATAGGGATATTAATGTTTTCGAGTTTCACATTTTATCAATTATATACTATAATTGAGGGTGATAATTTAGAATACACACAAACGGGCAAGGTTGTTATAAAATGAATGAGTATGATAAGGTTGGAATAATTTCTTGGATTGTTGGTATAATGATATTAGTTGTCTTAGGTGTTGGTGGTTGGTATATTAAGAGAAGTGTTAATAGTTGGTTATATTATGATAATGCGACTACTGAACAAGTATGTAAGATGATAAAACCAGAATTCATAAAAGATGGATATTGTAATTAAAATTCAGGGATAATAAATGAAATTCAGCGAAAGTTACAGAGGACAACCAGTTTTTGTAGATAATGAACCTTGGAAAATAGGTTACATTATTGACTTATCTATTGTTGAATATGTTGTAGATCGCTATGCTGGAACACCTATAAATACTATTGGTGAAGTGTATGTAACCGTGGATCACGGTGAATATGATCAGGAATATAGTATTAATGAATTAACTCCAGCAAAAGGAAACATCTAATGTATAGTTATAAAAGTTATTTATATCGTTGTCCAATATGCAATCGTGAACAAAATTATTCAACTGATAAAGTGAATGAGCGTTGTTATTGTCATAGTTGTGAACAAGATGGTAAAGCGGTATTGATGGAAAAGATTAAAGAAAATGATGCCGTTCAAACACAATTACTGATGGAAGATGATCATAAGTGATAATCATTAACATATTAGGTATTGTTGTAGGAATGTACCTAATATGGTTAGGGTTGACATTTTGGAAAATGGATGATGAAGATTACAACCGTTATAGAAATTTACTATTAAATCCAGAAGATGATATTAATGGTGATACAACTATGACGTTATACAAAGATAACGATGGAAATTTAAAGATTCGCAAACGTGTTTCAATTGGGGCAAGTAAGCGATTATTAAACAAGGTTTGGGATAATGAATAATGATGAAATACAATTAAAGATTGATGAACTCTTTAAACGTGGCAATGAACTATTGAAAGAAAAGAATAAAGTTTGGAATGAAATTTTAGAATTAAGGAAGTTATTAAAACCGACTGAAACTAAAGTTGAGCAGGAAACAGAAGTGATGTATCAAAATTATAAGAGTTGGTAAGCAATGGAAAATAGAACATACTTAACCCTGTTAGAATTGAGACAGGATTTATATGATTTCACAAAAGCACAAGATGATCCAAGAATTCATTTTGATGATTTGATGGAAATCTTTAACAAATTCGTTGATCGTGAAACACCTAAAAATATCAATGATTACAAACGTGAACTAGGGTTGTCTTATGCTAATGAAAATTTAGATTTTACAATGATGGGTGATAAATGTTAGTATTTGATTACAAATGTTTAGATAATGAATGTGGTACAATTCAAGAAAGGTTTATTAAAGACCCCAATGATATTCAATTCTGTCATAAGTGTGGATGTGAAATGGAAAAATTGTTATCAGCACCAGCAATGGTGAAAGGGAATTTTTACAATGATAAATGTGGTGTTAGATAATAAGGAATGAAATTATATTATGTCAAGTACAAACAGAAACGCTATACGAAATGCCAATGATTATTATATTACACCTAAAGAACATATTAAACTATTTTGGGATAATTTCACTACTCACAACAATATTGATCCAAATTCTAAGGTTTTGGATAGTTCTGCTGGTGGAGATCCTAATCATCCTGATATGCCTTATCCAACTGTTTTACAACCTCACTTTAATAACCCTATTGAAACCGTGGACATTCGACAAGATAGTTCAGCAAACATAAAAAAATCGTATTTGGGGTTGACTTTTGAAATTGACTATGATATAATCATATCTAATCCTCCTTTTGATTTAGCAATGGAATTCATTCAGAAAGCATTAAAGGATGTCAAGATGGATGGATATGTTATTATGTTGTTACGATTGAATTTCTTTGGCAGTAAAAAGCGTTATGCTTTTCTACAGAATAATATGCCTGTACAATGCTATGTACACTCTAAAAGAATGGGATTCAATCCATCATACCCAAATAAAACAGATAGTATTGAGTATGCTCATTTTGTTTGGCAAAGTAATAATTTAATAACACAAGATAACACAACTTTAAGGGTGATTCGATGATAGAAGAAATAGCACAAAATGAAGAAAAGTTTACACAAGAAATAAACAAAACCTGTAGAATACACAAGATGTCAGTGATTGATGCTATTACATTGTTTTGTGAACAGAATAATATGGATATTCAAGATATTATCTCATTGATTGGTACTACAATGAAAGAGAAAATTAAACTTGAAGCAGTTGAACGGAAAATGATTAACATTCCAACAAACAAAGCAAGTCTGTTTTAAAGTGTTAGAAAATGACTATTACATTATGAATGAATTAAGGAAACAAAGTATGAAAAAAGGTACACAAAAGAAAAATGGTTTTTATGAAGCAGGTCGGAATAAACATAAATGTAAACCAGCAACATTAGCACAAAATCAAGTTCAAGATTATGATGATTATGCCCGAAATAGCAAGGTTATGGAATTTGGCAAAATTATCGCATTTTTGATTATCTTTTTCGCTATCATTACAGGATTGATGTATATATTATGAATCAGACAAAATTAGAAAGTTTGTTAGAAACTTGTATCAATATAGCAAGTGGATTTATTGTATCATTTTTGTTATGGTCATTTGTAGTTGCTCCAATATGGGGTTTAACTATGTCAACTTTTGACAATCTTGGTATCGTTTCAATTTTTACTGTATCAGCGGTTATACGTTCTTATGTTTGGCGTAGGTTCTTCAATGCTGGAATACATAAAGCAATTCATAGGTGGGTTAAACAATGCCATTAGTTTTAAAATTACTTTTTACTGAAATAATTACTATAGTTTTAGTAGCATTATTTGGATTGATTACTGTACAATATAGTAATGATACATCAAGAAATATTGTATATGGAATTATTATCACTTTATTTATCATTGTAGCAATAACATTATTATTAGGAACTTGGGGATTTATATGAAAGCGACTGAACAAAAAGAAATTAGAATCACTTTAGAAATGGATCAAGGTGAAGCAAATTGGTTAATGGGTGTTTTACAAAATGGACATCCAGACGAAGATCCACAAGATAGTAAATTGAGAAGTCAATTTTTCAATGCTATGAAAACTGCTATGACGGGTTATGGTGTTCGTGATTTTGGAAATCTTGGATCGGGTATAATGGGAGATGATTAATTTACTAATATTAGAACGTAAACACGCTTTATATAGTCACGATTCTAAAATACCTTTAGGGGAAATTGATTATCAAGATTTAATTATCCCGATCTATATGGTATCAATGTTACACGTATTCATAATTATTGATACTAAAAGAAATCAATACCGTATTATGAAAAGTCAACAATTTGATGAAAGTGTAAAAAATG